CAATGCTGCATCGGCAGATGCTTGAGGTCATGGGTGTCAAGGATGCCGATAAGATTGTAGAAACGGAAGATGACCTACTGCCAACAGACCCTGTTACAGAGAATATGGACGTTCTCAACATGAAACCTGTGAAGGCATTCTACGAACAAGACCACGAAGCGCATATTCAGGTCCACCAAGCCTTTATGCAAGACCCGAATGTAGCGCAGATTATGGGGCAAAACCAGAACGCTCAAGCCATTATGCAGGCAGGACAGGCGCACTTGGCGCAGCATCTTGGCTTTGCCTATAGAAAGAGAATTGAAGCCCAGTTGGGTGTTCCTCTGCCTCCTCCTGACCAAAAGATGTCCCCAGAAATGGAAGCTCACGTCTCTGGATTGTTGGCGCAAGCGGCTCTTCAGGTACAGCAGCAGTCTCAGATTGAAGCACAGGCGGCACAGGCACAACAAGCGGCTCAGGACCCGATTGTACAGCGGCAAATGATGGAGATGCAGCTAAAACAGCAAGAATTGCAGGCCAAAGTACAGATCGAAATGGCTAAAATTCAGACGCAAAAGGAGATTGCGGAGCTTGATAATCAGACGAAAATCCAGCTTCAACAGCAAAAAGACGGTGCTGAAGGCGTAAAACTTGGCTTTAACGCAGCAAAAGAATACATCTTCAAGGAAGACGAGCGGGTACAAGGAGGTATGGCTAAGCAAGAGGATCGCGCACACTCAAGCGCAGAAAAGGACAAGGACCGAGCGTTCAACGCGATGCAAAAACAGGAGAAGGTAAATGACTGAGCTAGAACTGCTTAGCAAAAAGTTAAAAGAGGCCATTATCCCGCGACGAGACGCACTGACTAAAGGAGCCCTTGCTTCTTGGGAAGATTACAAATACCTGACCGGAGTGATCGCTGGGCTTCAGGCGGCATTGGATGCTGTAGAAGAAGCGCAGAAGAGGTACATCGAAGACTAAGACTTCACGGGAGTAGAGGATTCAGGCCACTCTACTCCCTCTTAACGGCCTGCTAATAGAGGACATCATGACGTTTCATGCAAATGTAGATATAGAAGCCACGCTTAAAACAGCGGAGGAATTGGGCGATAAACTTCCCGATCCGGTTGGCTACCAAATGCTGGTCATCAAACCAAAAATAGAAGAAGTCACAGCGGGAGGTATCATCAAACCTTCTGAGTTTCTTCGTAAGGAAGAAGCGGGGTCTGTTCTCGGCCTTGTGCTTAAAATGGGTGATTTGGCTTACCGAGATGAAGCTAAATTTCCTACCGGAGCTTGGTGCAAAGTTCATGACTTTGTGTTGATTGGAGCGTATCGCGGTTCACGTTTCAGTGTCGATGGAGAAGAGTTCACGATCATAAACGACGACATGATCTTGGGCACTATCAAGGACCCGTCAGGGATTAACCGTGCTTATTAAGAGGTAGTTATGAGTATAGAAGAAGGCGTACCTGTAGAAGTTGGGATTGAGGACGAAACTCCCGAAATCGAGATTATTGACGATACCCCTGAAGAAGACCGAGGCCGAAAGCCCCTGCCAGAGTCTGAAAATGACCAGCAGGAAGAAGAGCTCGATACGATCTCTGCGGGTGTTAAGAAGAGGATCAATCAACTAAGCCACCGTTACCACGATGAGCGTAGGGCCAAAGAAGCGTTAGAGAGGCAGAACCAAGAAGCCATAACGCTAGCGCAGACCATCCTCGCTGAAAATCAGAAGTTAAAGCAGACGCTCACTTGGGGTCAAAAAGAGTACCTTAACGAAGCCAATGCCAAGATTGAGTACGCAGAAAAACTTGCGGAAGATAGGTACCGTAAGGCGTATGAATCAGGTGACACAGAAGGTGTGCTTAACGCACAGAAAGAGCTGCAACAGGCAGGACTTCAAAGAGAGCGCTTGGCAAACTTTTCGCCACCTATCCCAGAACCTGAAGAAAATACTTTACAAACGTACCAACAGCCTGTATATAATGCGCCACAACCTGCTTACACACAGCCTAGCTCTCCCCCTGTAGACGCAAAAGCTGAAGAATGGGCAGCGAGAAATCCTTGGTTTGGAGAAGACACAGAGATGACCTCTCTTGCTTATGGTCTCCATTCCAAATTGGTAAATTCGGGTGTCGATACGCAGTCAGATGAATACTATGCGGCTATCGACAAACGCATGAGGGAAGTGTATCCAGAACATTTTGGTAAGGCTAAGAAGTCGTCGCCCGTAGCCCCAGCCGGTAGGAGCACCTCAGTTAAAAAAGTGACGCTAACCGCTACTCAGGTAGCACTTGCAAAAAGACTCGGAGTGAGCTTGGAAGATTACGCCAAGCATGCCGCTAAATTGGAGAAACGCGCAAATGGCTAATGTTATGGACAGAACCCAAAGAACCAATGAGACACGGGAAAAAGAGGTACGACCAGTATCTTGGAAGCCTGCTCACGATCTGCCAACCCCTGCTCCGCAGGATGGTTACGTCTTTCATTGGAAGCGTGTTTCTATGATGGGCACCGCTGACCCCGCTAATATGGCTAAAGCTCGACGTGAAGGATGGGAGCCTTGCAAAGCTGAGGATCATCCAGAAATGTTGTCAGATTTCGCTGCATTCGGTCTGAAACCGCAGGGTCTTATTGAGATTGGCGGTCTGGTGCTCTGTAAGTCTACTCTTGAGAACGCTAAAGCTCGTAAAGCCTACTATGAAGGGCAGACAGCCGCGCAGACTCAAGCTGTAGATCAAAACTTTATGCGTGAAAATGACCCGCGTATGCCTCTCTTCAAAGAAAGCAAGTCGCGTGTTTCTTTCGGTAGCGGTTCCTAAATGGCTAGGGGCCGCGATTACAACTTTTAGGAGTTATTTATGTCTAGTGTTTTTAATCCCGGTCCCACTGGCTTTTTGCCGGTAAACCTTCTGGGTGGCCGTGTCTACTCAGGCGCTACTCGCTCTATTCCGATTGTCTCTGGCTATGCTCAGAACATTGGTTTTGGCGATCTGGTGACTGTTGCTAACACCGGCACCGTTGCTCGTGTTGATACCGCTTCTGGTGCTAAGGCAGCTTTTGCTCTGGCTCCTGTTGGTATTTTCCTTGGATGCCGCTTCACCGATCCTACCTTGAAGTACCCGCTGTTCGATCAGAATTGGGCTTCTGGTACCGTAGCTTCTGATGCAGTTGCTGTCATTGTTGACGATCCCGATGCTATTTTCGAGATCACTCTAACCAATGCTTCTGGGGACCGCTACACCGCAAGTGCAGCTACTCAGTCCACTGTTGGCAACAACATCGGCTACTATCAGCCTGCTACTTTTGTAAATGCAGGCGGCAACAGCACCGTGTCCGCTAACTTTGCTTCAGTCAACACTACCAACACACTGCCCTTCCGGGTTGTCTCTATTGTGCCGGAAAGTGTTCTGCCTGATGGCACCTTTACGCGGGTTCAGGTTATCTACAATGCCGCGATGCACTTCTACCGTCAGGCTACTGGAATCTAAGGAGATATAATCAATGGCTGCTATTTCACGCGCTCAGTTACTTAAAGAGCTACTCCCCGGCCTCAACGCCCTCTTCGGTCTGGAATATGATCGTTATGGCGAAGAGTGGAAAGAACTGTTTGAAGTTGAAAGCTCTGACCGTTCCTTTGAAGAAGAACAGAAGCTCTCCGGTTTCGGTGCTGCTCCTGTTAAGAACGAAGGTTCTGCCATTTCTTATGACACCGCACAGGAAGCATGGTCTACTCGCTATACCCATGAAACCATCGCTCTGGGCTTCTCCCTGACCGAAGAAGCTGTGGAAGATAACCTGTATGATTCTCTGTCTGCTCGTTATACCAAGGCGCTGGCTCGTGCTATGTCCTACACCAAGGAAGTCAAGGGTGCCAACATCCTGAATAACGGCTTCAACAGCAATTACGCTGGTGGTGATGGCAAGGAACTGTTCTCTAACGCTCACCCGTTGGTCAATGGCTCTACCCTGTCTAACGTCCCGTCTACTCCGACTGATCTTAACGAAACCTCTCTTGAGAATGCCGTTATCCAGATCAGCCTGTGGACTGACGAGCGTGGTCTGCTGATTGCAGCAAAGCCGAAGAAGTTGGTAATCCCGCCAGCCCTTCAGTTCGTGGCTACTCGTCTGTTGGAAACCCAGCTTCGTGTCGGCACCACCGACAACGACGTGAACGCTATCGTGAACAACGGCAGCATTCCGGGTGGTTACACCATTAACCACTTCTTGACCGACACTAACGCTTGGTTCCTGCAGACCGATGTTCCGAACGGCATGAAGCACTTTGTACGTGCTGCGTTGAGTACTTCGATGGACAGTGATTTCGACACCGGGAATGCTCGCTACAAGGCTCGAGAGAGGTACAGCTACGGCTGGAGCGATCCCCTGTCGATGTTCGGTAGCCAAGGCTAAACCCAGCAAAATCAAGGGTTTGAGAGGGGCTTCGGCCCCTTTCTTTTTGTTTGCGAAAAGGCTTGTGATTTAATCACAAAGAGCGTAATATAACCTTCGTCAACTAAATAACGGAGGTTTCCAGTGAAAAACGTAATCTATGTGATTCGTAATGTGGTCAACGGTAAATTCTATGTAGGCAGCACCGTTGATGCTCGTGTGAGGTTCCAAGCGCACAAAAGGCGGTTAAAAAAAGGAACGCACCAAAGCCCTCATCTGCAAGCCGCATGGAATAAGTACGGCGAGGAATGTTTTAAGTTTGAGGTAGTGGCTAGCGTTGAGGATAGGGACGAGTTACTCGCCGTTGAGCAAGTTTGGTTAGACGAACACGCGGGAAAGACCCATTGCTACAACTGGGCTGCAGATGCTAGCGCCCCAATGCGAGGAAAAAAACATACTTCTGAAGCCGTAGCTAAAATGTCGCTAAAACATGTGCCCAAAGGTGAAGAGCACTACCGTTTTGGTAAATCGCTAGAGGAAGAAGTTAGGAAGAAAATAGGAGACACGCAGAGGGGTGTACCTAAAGCGCCGGGGCGAAAAGTTTCGGAAGAAGGCAGAGCCAACATAGCGGCTGCAGCAAAGAGAGGTAAAGAGTGCCATTTTTATGGCAAGCGGCCCACAAACGCCGACGACCTACAGAAAGCTGTTCATGCGGTACTTCCAGATAGGACAACCAAGGTGTATAGCAGCCTTACGGAAATGCGAGACACACTGGGGCTAGCTATAGGAACAATCATTCGCGCCTGTAAGTCGGGTAAACCTATTGTGTTTGGCCCCCACGCCGGTTGGGTGCTGTCGTATGTGGATGGAGAAAGAAACTTAGCTCCAGAAATCCCAAAGGAATACTTAGCCTATCCACGCACTAGACAAGAGGCTAAAGCTACCGGGGCCAAACACTATTTCACAGGTATTCCCTGCGATAGAGGCCATATCTCTCCACGTAAAACAAAAGGCACATGCGTTGCTTGTATGAAAGAAGACTACAAAAAGGACAATGACAGGCGCAAACAGAAGATGCTTGACACCCCCTGAAAACTGGGCTATAAGTACCCTAAATCTGGGATTTCTTTAATTGCCTACTCGACTGACCCAGCAGATTCGCACAAGACGATAGGCGCAAGTGCATGAGGTTCTTATGAGCTTTTCAACCTTTTCCGGGCCAATCCGTTCCGGTACTATCCGTGAAGGATCAGCCAATAACTGCGGCGTAGCCGTACTGGTTCAGACCAAAGCCCTGCCTGCTGCTGCAGGTGCTACCACCGTCGCCGTTCTTCCGGCAGGTTCACAGATTCTGGATGTCATCGTTGATACCACCACGGTATTCAATGCAGCGACCACGCTGAAGATTGGTACTTCGTCTAACGACGACGAGTTTGTAACCTCGACAACCATCACCACTGCAGGCCGTAACGACCTGTCCTCTACCTATCAGCCTCTGACTTTTATCAACATAGGCACTTCTGATGTTGCTGTGATTGCGACCACCGCTGGCACCGCTGCTACTGGCGCGGCCCATGTAACGATCATGTATGCACAGAAGGCTTCCAATGGCGCTGAAGACCCTGCCACTCCGTAAGGAGGTTCGGGTGGATTTACAATCAATAATTGATGTTGTTGTTGGTACAGCAGGAGTCATATTCGGTTGGCTATTCAAGATCGTTTGGGATGCCATCAGGGAACTCAAGGATGATATGAAAGAGACCAACCGATTGATCCATGAAACATACGTGCGTAAGGACGACTACCGCATAGAGATGGCAAAGATCGAAAATATGTTTCAGCGTATTATGGACAAATTGGACGAGAAGGCTGACAAATGACCATGCCCTCTCGTGGTGTTGCTAAAATTCAAACTAAAGCTACAGGTGATGCTATGAAATGTGGAATGAAAAAAGGCGGTGAAGCTATGCCTATGGGCAAGAAAGACCCCCGCAAAACCGCTCCTTCTAACTCCAAGAAGAAGAGCTCTAAGATGTCTCTAAAGGGCAACCCTATGGACAAGGCCAGCTTGGGCCGTGCTGAGTCTGCGAGTGGTATCCCCGGTATGATGGGTAAAGGCTATGCCAAAGGCGGTATGATCGACGGCTGCGCCAAGAAGGGCAAAACCAAAGGTAAGATTTGCTGAGGCACTATCATGGCTAGGAAAAAAGTTGAGATGAAGACGCGGCCTAGGCTGAAGGCTTCTACCTTTGCTGATGATATTATTGAGCGTAAAAAAGGCAACTTCCCTACTACCAGCGAAGGCTCTGGTAGGGCTACGTCTAAGCCTGTTTCTACTGCTCTGGATGAACCTTCAGCTAGACCCCTAGCCAAGCGTGGTAGAACCGAAGTTACTCGTCCGGGTCGTCCTTCTATGGATGTTGACGGCAGGCAGAAGCGCCTGCCCGGTTTTAAGGATGTAACAGGCCCCGCAGAACGAGTAAGCAAACCTTCGTTACCGGCACCAAAACCTACTGCAACAACAGCGCCAAAAACGGGCCGAAATATAGGCACCATGGGGGCTAAGGGGTTGGCGGGGCTTGCGGCCTTAGCCTATAGTCCGGCTGTTGGAGAGGGCTCTGATAAGCCTCGTAATTATCCGGGTGAAGGCTTATCACAAGTTGGGCCTAATAAACCAGCAGCACCTGCAGCCACCACCCCTGCTCCTAAACCATCAGCGCCTAAACCAGCAGCGCCTAAACCATCAGCGCCTAAACCAGCAGCGTCAAAACCCGCTCCTAAACCAGCGGCAGCTAGGGCTTCATTAAAACCTGTACCGAGAGCCTCTAAGCCCTCTAAGGCGGATACAGAACGCGAGGAGTTTATAACTGACCTACGTGCATCAGCGCGTAGAATGCGCGATACTTCCTCAGAGATGGCTTCATCCACAGGGCGTATGAAAGAAAAGATGGGTGAGTTTGCTGGTAGCTTCAAAAAAGGTGGTTCAGTAAAATCCCGAGGCGACGGCATCGCACAACGCGGAAAGACTAAAGGGAGATTCAGATAATGGCTGGTAGACCACAGGGGGGCGGTGCCCCCCAACAAATGCAGAACCAAATGCAGAACCAAATGCAGGGGATGCGTCAAGGGATGGCAGGTATGCCCTCACAAGTTCCGGGGGCTAATTTAGCCGCTCCGGGGGGTATGACTAAGCCTGCTGTTATGCCTCAAGGTTTTATGGACGCTCCGAATGGTCCGGGGGGTATGCAGCAAGGTATGACTAAGCCCGCTGTTATGCCTCAAGGGATGGCGCGGCCAATGCCTATGCCGGGTCCGGGTGGAGCGTCGGGTATGTTTCCTGTAATACCTCTTGAAGAACAACCAGCTATGCCACAAGGCCAAGGTTTGATAAATCCAGACCCCGCTCAGGTACAGGCGATGTTTCAACAAGCGCAGGCACAGCAGGGTATGAATGTAGGGGCGTATCAACCTCAGATATCCCAACCGTTGCCACCTGCTGCTCCGCAGCCACAGATATCTCAGCCCTTACCGCCCGCTGCTCCGCAGCCGCAGATGTCGCAGCCTCTTCCACAAGCGCAGCCTATGCCGCGCCCGATGCCGCGCCCGATGCCACAAGGTAGACCACAGATTATGGGTAATCCCACTGCTATGCCGTTGCAGCGTTCACAGTTTAAGGGTAGGCGATAGTCATGGCTAAGTCTCCAGCTTGGCAAAGAAAAGAGGGAAAAGACCCAAAGGGTGGGCTTAATGCAAAAGGCCGCGCTTCTGCCAAGAAGCAAGGGATGAACTTAAAGCCTCCTGCTCCAAACCCTAAAACGGATAAAGATGCAGCGAGGCGTAAGTCATTTTGTGCGAGAATGACAGGTATGAAGAAGGCTAACACCTCCGCTAAAACCGCTAAAGACCCGAATAGCAGAATTAACAAAAGCCTGCGGGCTTGGAATTGTTGAGTAAAAAATCATGGCAAATACCAGTGTAGTTTCTTCCGTCAGTCGTCTGGGCAAATATGAGCCGTTTCATATACAGGTCTCTCGTGGGCAGATCACGATGCACTCGACGGTCATTGTGTTTGGGTACAACCCCGACGTAGACACATCTGAAGAATCTGTATGGCCTGATGGGGGCACGGTTCCTCATCCAACAGTAGCATCAGTGCTCAAAATTAGCTCATCTAGTACGAACGACGCGGCTGCGGGTACAGGGGCAAGAACAGTTACGATTGTTGGGCTTGATGGTGATTTCAACGAAGTCAGCGAAACTGTAACCCTAGATGGGCAGACAGCGGTAAACACGACCAAAAGCTATCTCTATGTAAATCAGTTCTACGTGACTTCTGTCGGATCAGGTGGAGCCAATGCGGGGAATATCAACGCGGGTACAGGCATAGTGACTTCGGGTGTTCCAGCCGTGCTGTATGATATTATTGCAACAGGGTTCAACAACCGTACTACGGGCCATTACTGCGTTCCAGCAGGGTACACAGGATACATGCTACAGGGGCTTTTTTCTGCTGGGCAGGCATCTGGTAACTCCTCCGTTACTGGGTTTTTGAAGCAGCATGGGCCTGATGACATCCTTCGCGTGGGTGCCGTGACAGCCGTCAACAATGGTACGGCAGATTACCTGTTTGAACTTCCTTACAGAATCCCTGAAAAGAATTGCGTCGGGGCCACAGCGATAGGTGCAGCGGCAAACAACTCGGTCAGTTCGTACTTCAATATTCTGTTGATTAAGAACAACGGTCAAACCTAATGGCTAAAGAAATTTGGGATAAGGAGCGCCCTAAAGGGCTAGGCAAACCAAAGAAGCTAAGTTCTGCCAAGAAAGCCTCAGCTAAAGCTGCAGCGAAGAAAGCAGGGCGACCTTACCCGAATCTCGTTGATAACATGCGGGCAGCTAAGAGTAAAAAATGACCACTTCAGGCACAGCGACTTGGACTCCTGATTTTGCCGAAATTATCGAAGAAGCCTTTGAGAGAGTCGGGGTTGAGGTACGCACGGGTTATCAGTTCAAAACGGCGAGGCGCAGCCTCAATTTGCTGTTTCAAGAATGGGCTTCGCGTGGTCTAAACCTATGGACAATCGAACAGGGTTCTTTGAATTTGAGCGTGGGCGTAAGCAATTACCCTCTCCCTGCAGACACCATAGACCTGATTGAAACCGTTGTACGGCAGAATGATGGCAATCCCACCACGCAAGTAGACCTGCAGATAGCTAGAATCAGTGTCTCTACTTATGCCACAATCCCCAACAAATTGGCTACAGGCAGACCCATTCAGATTTTTGTAGACCGCCAAACGGATGCACCGATAGCGAGAATCTGGCCTGCCCCCAATGTAGACGGGTACAAGCTGGTGTATTGGAAACTCCGTAGAATGGACGATACCGGTTCCGCAGGTACGAATACCGCCGATATGCCGTTCAGATTTGTTCCCGCTTTGATCGCGGGACTGTCTTACTATCTCTCTATCAAGACTCCTGAAGCCGAAGGCCGAATCCCGATGCTGAAGCAAATATACGACGAAGCCTTCCAGTTAGCCGCTGATGAAGATAGGCAGAGAGCGTCGGTAAGATTTGTTCCCGCTATCAGCTACGTAGGTGGCGGAGGCTGGTAATGGCTCAGCGTTTTGCCAGTGAGAAAAAGGCGTTTGGCTTCTGTGATCGTTGCGCCTTTCGCTACCCACTGAAAAAGCTCAAGCAGTATGTGGTTCTCGGTAAAATCATAAACCAGCGCGTGTGCCCAGAATGTTGGGAACCGGATAACATTAGGAATTGGGTAGGCATTATAGGCGCACAGAAGGTAGCTAACGATCCGCAGGCACTGCGTAATCCAAGACCTGACACCAATTTGAATGCTTCCAGAGGGTTATTTGCATGGAACCCTATCGCTTCACAACAGGCCGATTTTACGCTTAACAGCGTTTTTGTTACAATTAGCTAGAGGTTACAGATGAAGTACGATGACGTTTCTCAGGATAAGAAAATGATTAAGAAGGCTATGGGCATGCACGATGACCAATTGCATGAAGGCAAAAAGACACGCCTAAAGGGTCTCAAGAAAGGTGGAGTCACCTCTGCTGAAATGAAAAAGATGGGCCGGAATAGGGCTCGTGCCAAGAACCAAAAGAGTAAGTAATCATGAGTACACGTAAAACGGGCGGTACCGCCGAAAAAGTCCCGACTCCAAACACCGCTGGCTACCCAAATGAGAAGCCCAACACTCAGACCGTAAAAGTACGCGGCACGGGTGCAGCCGTCAAAGGCGATAAGTCTTCTACCAAGCTGGGTTAAAAAGTTAAGGGATATTTGACATGAGCCTGACGTACCAGCAGCTTTACGATGCCATTCAGCAATATAGTGAAGTTGACGAGCCCACGTTCAACGCAAACATCCCTAACTTTGTAAAGAATACAGAGCTACTGGTCAACAACACCGTTCAACTCCCAGCATTCAGACGTAATGTTACGGGCGAAGCCACTCAGTTGTTTCAGTACCTCAACATGCCATCAGACTTTTTGTCTGTGTTTTCAATGGCAACCATTGACGCTAGCGGTAACTACACTTACCTCCTGCAGAAAGATGTGAACTACATCCGTGAAGCCTACCCGTTTCCAACGGCTATCGGTGAGCCAAAATACTACGGTCTGTTTAGTTCTACTGCGTTTATTCTAGGCCCGACTCCAGACGTGAATTACACGATGGAGCTTCATTACTACGCGGCTCCGCAGTCTATTGTTGACGCAGGGACTAGCTGGTTGGGCCAGAACTACCCCTCTGTGCTGCTCTGGGGCTCCTTGGTCGAAGCCTCTGTCTTTCTGAAAGGCGAAGCGGATATGACGCAGAACTACCAGAACAAGTATAATGAAGCGATGATGTTGCTCAAGCAGCTTGGAGATGGTAAGAACCGCGAAGACAATTTCAGAACAACCCAAGTTAGAGATCAAGTCGTATGAACGAAGAAAACGAAGCGAACCAGAATATAGAATTTACCCTCAATAGTGTCGCTGTAATGGCAGATCACTTTGAGCCCGACGCAGAATTTGAAATTTCCGAAGAGGTATAAATCATGGCGATCACCCAAGCCTTAGCATCAGCGTTCAAAAGTGAGGTTCTACAAGGCATTCATAACTTCGCCGCTGCGGGTGGCGATACCTTCAAACTTGCTCTTTACACTTCGGCAGCTAACCTAGACTCCACGACTACGGTTTATACGACTTCTGGGGAATCTTCAGGACCGGGGTATACGGCGGGTGGGCAGACGCTGACTAATGTAGGTGTGAGTCTCTCGGGCACCACCGCATTTCTGGATTTTGATGACGTGACATGGACCTCTGCTTCTATCTCTGCGGCGGGCGCTCTGATTTACAATTCTACTGATTCCAATAAGGCAGTAGCGATTCTGAGCTTCGGAGGGACGTACACCTCTACTAACGGCAATTTCCAAGTGACTTTCCCTGCTAACACTAGCAGCACCGCAATCATTATCCTGAATTAAGGGAGCAGCACCGTGCCTAAGATGCAAAATCGGGTCCAAGAGACCACTACTACTGGCGGTACCGGCACGATTACTTTGGCTGGTGCTGTTACTGGATACATTACATTTGCTGCGGGATTCACTACGGGCGATGTGCTCTTTTACACTATAGATAACGGCATTGGCGAGTGGGAAATTGGCATAGGTACCCTTGTTACTACAGGTACACTATCTCGTACTACGGTCATCGCCTCGTCTAATAGCGGTGCGCTAGTCAACTTTTCTTCTGGTACTAAACGAGTATTTTGCTCCGCGCCCACGCGCTCACTGGTCCCCGACCAAGACAGCAAAAGCGGCTACGTCCTCACTACAGACGGCACGAACCCAAGCTGGACTCAGACGCTAAACAGCGTCAACATCGGCAACACAACCGCAGGCACAGGCGCATTCACTACGCTCTCAGCCTCCTCTACCGTCTCTGGTACTGGCTTTAGTAACTATCTCGCTTCACCTCCCGCTATCGGCGGCTCATCCCCTGCGGCGGGTGCATTCACCACGCTTTCATCTTCCAGCACGACGACTGTCGGCACTAACCTTGTTTTCTCAGGCACAGGCAACCGCATCACGGGCGACTTTAGTAATGCGACGATTGCTAATAGGGTGATGTTTCAGTCGAGTGCATCTAACACTCAAACTGTGCTCGGAGTTATCCCAAATGGGACTAGTACATCATCTGCACTTAGTTTAGAAGGAGATAGCGCTGCTGCAAACGGCACAACTCTTCAACTTGTAAATAATATTGGTGGCGCAGGAACGGATTCAAGGATCGTTGCAGGTATTCGCGGCACCGGCACCTATCTCCCCCTAACAATCTACACAGGAGGCAGTGAGCGGGTCAGGATTAGTACGGCAGGCGTAGTCACCATAGGCAGCGCCATCAGCCTCGACCCCACGACAGCGAACTCGTTGGTAGTAAATAGTAGCGGGAATGTCGGGATCGGGACGAGTTCGCCGGGGGCTAGACTTAGCGTACAAAAAAACCAAGACGCATTGACTTATTTTGATATTAGCAACGAAACAAATGGATCAAGCGCGGGTGTTATTCAACGATTTATAACTTACCTTTCGTCAGGGACAGGGACCACATCAGCAGATATTGTTAAGTACAAAACAGGACCGTGGTATTTTGCTAATAACGATGGCCCGATACAAATGCGGGCAAAAACCAATGGCGTTGAATTACTATCTGGCGCAGTAGTATGGACTACGCTTTCTGATGAGACTGAAAAAAGTATCATCGAACCTATTGAAAGTGCAGTAAGTAAGGTTGACACATTACGCTCAGTTATAGGTAGGTATAACACGGACAGCCCCGATGTGCGCCGACCGTTCCTGATCGCACAAGATGTTGAGAAAGTCCTTCCTGAAGCAACCCCAAGAATGACAGATGGAAAACTTGGATTGGACTATTCTGGAACCATTCCGCTGTTAGTAGCGGCAATTAAAGAACTCCACGCCGAAATCGAATCACTCAAACAGAGGATTAACTAATGGCCGATTACAAAGAAACTGACGTCTCCGGGGTTGCATGGCAACGGGCGTATCAAATCCTGATTCTGAACCCACTGGGTCAAGCGCCAACAGTGCGGTATGACGAGGAGCAGGTGATTAACCTCAACAATGAGCAGATCAAGCAATTTGTCGGCAATCTGGGTTACACCGTAGACCCGCTCGGCATCATCGAACTGCGCGATCCAGAAACCCTAGAACTGACCGGCGAAACCATCCCGGTAGCGACGG